CTTACATTGAACATATTCAACTATCGATTTAATGTGAAAGATGTCTTTATATACCTGATCTCTGGACTCATACTCTATCTTAACTAAAGCAGGATTATCCTTCACTGCTCTATAAACAGACCTCTCTGGTAGATTGATATAAGCCATCGTTTCATCGACTTCTATCTTCTCATTCTTAAAATATTTAATGGCGTCAAGTGAAGCTCTATACCTCTCTTCATTTCCTTCAAAATGTATAACCGTATCTAAAAACTTTAAACCTGTTGCCAAATCTGGTGACTTAACCATCTTCTGTGCAACTCTAGATTTCACGTCGAGCTTTCTAGTGTGTAGGATCCATGATGTTAGGGATATTCTATCATATGTGTCAGTGTCATACATAAAGGGTATTGCTGCATCTTTGTTGCTACCGACGTAACTATCATATATCCATCCAACACCACCCAGTGAAACAGGAACAAATAGAGTTGGAAATGGATAATATCCCCACACTATTGAATTAGTTGCATAATCTTTAATCTTGATACCTCGTTTTACATTCCAAGTATGTACTATTAGTTTATTAATAAACTCAGGATTACCGCCTCTGGCTACATATTCATTACATAACTGAACATACCCAGTTAGATGCTGTATAGCGGTTGGAAGGTAGTTAGCTTTCTCAGCAGTTATCAACTGTATCTGAGAAAGCCTAGGCACAATGTATCCATAAACACTTTTCTTCTTCAAATATTCATAGAAGTGTTTAGATATGAAGGTCTTCACGGCGTTTACCACCAACCCGTTATCTTTAGCACATCGCTCGGCTAACTCTGAAAGATATCTAATTTCTTCAGCTGTCAACTCCATTGAAGTCTGAAATATTGCGTAGAAATCATCACCCATAATCTCATACTCCGGATAGCTCAATTTCTTTGACACTGGATGCCCCTCGAAATTTAATCTATCCATAAAGTATAACCAGTTTGCTTTATTTGTTAGACAATTGATAGATATAGTCATATTTTCTCCTGATGCTAACATATCTATAGTGAATAATTCACCCTCATCCTCAAAAGTTGCATCCTTCATTTTCTCCCAAAATTTGGCTACCATTTCAGGCGCTGATGACCAAGGTCCAAACTTCCCAAAATTGTACTTTTGGCCAAATCTGCGTAATCTTTCAACCATCGTTTTTCTGACATTATTCCATTTTTCAGTTGCATCAAAAGCTGAGAAATCAGTCAACATGATGAGGTACCCCCGTCTTCCAGTTGCTTTGAGTCCGTTAGCGTGATTAGCTATGAAACTATTTGATTCTTTAGCTAATGTAAATTCCTTAAGATCCGCTAAATAGTCGAGTAAAGGACTACCTAACCAAG